GGGGGGTTATTTACATATTAATTTATTAAGGTAAACCCAAATCGCTTACCTATCAATTTAAACGAGTAAATATCTCGTTTTATATATAATAATAATTTATTTCATTTATTTATTTATATTTTATTTTATTTTATTTATTTATTTTTATTGTCTAAATTTATACAAATTTAAAAATTTTTGTTTAAAACTGTTTTTGAAAAATTATACCAATAATCAGGATCATCTAAATACGTTTTCCTTAAGTAATCTAATGACAAAGAATCCATCTTAATATTTCTCTTTATTAAAAATTCTTTAGCTTCTTGCATCATTTTCTTTCCTAATGGTCCATGTAAATACAATTCTCTCTGATAGACATGATATTTATCTTTCATTATTTCTTCTTCTTGGTTATCGTCCTTATACCACCTGATTGAATTAGTAATTGACTCTAAACTTAAAGGACCTACAATACAACCTAACTCATCATGAAAAGCAAATTTTCTTTTTAAAAAAGAACATTCATCCAATGATTTACCAGGTGTATTTATATTTCCCTTAATTCCATCAGTAAAAGTCATTCCACAAGAAGTAAAATAATCTCGCATAGTAATAGCATTGTATATTCCTACATTATTCTTAGAACCACAGATTTTATCATCTCCTTGCACAAATTCCACTATTTCATTCAAAAACTTTGATATAGAATTAGCTTTTCCAAAGTTTTTAACTGTTTCTCTATAATACCAACCTGCTGTATAACATCTATTATAAATACTATTAAACAAATTAGTTATCCACATTCCTGACAAAACGCCATGAGTTTTAAAAAATAGTTTATTTCCTGCTACTACCCAACTTTGAATCACCAAATCTAATATCCTTGACAAAATTTTCTTATCATTCTCTGTACCTACAAATTTTTTAATCACTACTTTATTAACTAAATTTTGAATTTGAGGAGAAATACTAGCATCATATTCACCTATATCCGCATCCCAACACACTTTACAAGTCGACAACTTATCATATAGTTTAGGCCAATCTTTATACGGATTAATTCCTATAGCTAACCCATTGTTCCATCTTTCTTCTTTAAGTTGGATCATTAAATTACCCATAAGTCTTTTCATTTCAAATTGAGTTAATAAAGAATCTACTCCAAAAGTTCTAGGTTTATCTACTTTACTTTCAATTCTTAATTCATCTTTTACTGTATGATGTTGAGTTATTTTATCTGGATATCTAATTTCACATTGCTTTCTATACAACAATAAATCTTCTTTAAATATCTCTGTACATTCTCCTTTTTGAAAATCAAAATAATTTTCTTTTTCTAAAGGAAAATCCATTCCAGAAACGCTATCTTTATTTATTGAAGCTAAATCTACATTTCCTTGAATAGTTTCTTTTTCTGTTATAGGAGAAAAATTAGGTAAAATAAAATTTAAAAAGTCTTCCATATACTTTAATTCTTCTACTAAAATAGTAGTTACTGGTTTATGTACTCTTTTTGCTCTTAATTTCACTGTATGATCTCCTAAAGCTCGTAAATTCGCTGGATACTTTGTAGCCTCATGCAAATCTGACATAAAAGAAGGCTGCAAATGAGTCTTCTTAGGTCCATCAGATATTTGACTACTCCTACCTACCATACCACTAAAATGATCTAATTGTTTTTCTACTAAATTTATTGAAGAATCAAAATCTTTACTAAGTTCTTCATTTATTCTAGATATTATACTTTGGGAAAAAATTTTTGAAATTCCTATATTTCCATCTCCAGCAACATGAAAACCTATTATACCTGCATTTTCATCAGCTATTACAGAACCACAAAAACCTTTAGATGACATTTGATATGTTAAAGGTTCAGAAACTACTACTTCACCAAACCTAGTATGATACTTAGGCAACACTTCTGAAGGAATGTAAGTTCCTTCTAGTTTTATAGGCTCTCCTGACCATACAAAATACGGATTTTTGGCTACTTTATTGCGATATTTAAAATAATTACTAATATTTCTATATGGTGTCTTATTTAATAAAGGAAGTCTTAAAATGGCTACATCATTCAACTTATCTTCTAACACTACTTCAAAACTACTATGATCCAAAGCTCTCACTTCATTAATAAAATCTTGCTGACTATTATATAAAATCAAAGAACTAGCATGATCATAAATAACATGAGCTGGCAATAATATACTATTCCCTGAAACTAAACAATGACTAATCTCAAAACTATTATTTTTAAGCAATATTTTTATCAATTTAACTTGTTTTTGAACACTATCAACTAGAGTTCCTAAAGTACTTTCACTAGAATATACTCGTGAATCTCTTATTTCTACTAACCTACCTTTTCCATGTGTTACTTTAGTCCATTCGTTTACTATTTCTAAATTTGATTCTTCCATCCCTAACGCACCTATATTACAATAATCACAGTAAAATTTATAAGACATATATATTCCTACTCCTGCAATCCAACAATACACATTATTAACATTTTCTAAAATAAAATCATATATAACTTTAATAAAATCTTCTAAATAATCTTTAATAAAATTCCAAGTACAAGTTATAGTCTTAGTAGCAGAGCTCCAACTTTGAGCATCGTAATACTCAGCTAAAATTTCTTCTACTCTATCTTGCGCTACTTGTACTTGACTACTAGTTAAATCTATATCTACACTAATCTCATTTAAATAATTTATACACTTCCTAATATACGCAGTTATAAAAATTGAAATTTCTAAATTGTCTCCTTGAAAAGGTTTAATTTCTTTAGAGGAATTAAACAATGATATATTAGTCCAGTTATCTAATTTCACGTCAAATCTACCAAATACTAATTTTGTTTCACTATTAAATCGAAAAACCTGTGCTCTTCTCCAAAGGGCTTTAATATCACTAATACCATCACTCTTAGTTAATCCTACCAAATTAGTAAAATTATTAGTAGTGACTATTATTATTTTGCTATCAAAATACTTTGTATCTTTCAAATCTACAGAAGCACACTCTAAAGGCATTCTTATTGATGAAACCATATTAATAATCGTTCTCCATTGTGAAACACCTTGTTGTCCAACATCATCCATCACAAATACATCTTCATTATTATATCCATCGTAAAAATCCTTTCCATCTTCTACTGATTTAACTATATGCGTATATACACTCAAATTTAATAATTTAATAATTTTTAAAACTGCTACTGTCTTTTTAACTCCAGGAGGACCTTCTAATACTATTAATACTGGTTCCTGTCTCGAACATTTTTCAAAAGCTTTCGCACTAGTAACCATCTTAGAAAATTCTCCATAAAATAATTTAAAATTTATACATACTCTTAATTTTTCCGTTGTATCTGGATGTTTATCTATCTCTTCCTTCTGCTTAAAAATCGTATTCCTAAAATTAACATCAGCTAAAATCTTCTTATCCGTTTTCCACTTATTTAAATTCGTTTGCATATCAATAATTTGCAATTGAAAATTACCATAAGTAAATAATTTCTCAAAAACTTTTCTAACTGGTTCTGGTAGCCAAGTTACTTTATGTACTAATTGTGATAAATATGTTGATATACATTGTATTCCTTCTAAAAATAATCCCGGATGATCTCCTATTTTCTTATTAGTTAGAATATTTAAACGTTTTAATATATTAAAAAATGTATCTGGTAATCCTATTGCTCCTGCTAATAACAAAGTACTATCTAAACTTTCTCCGGTAAACTTTCTCGTTCTAGTAAATATTGAATAAATCCTAGCCAAAAATCCTACAAAATATGATGGAGTCCAATTATTATATGTAGGAGAAGTATGTTGTAATAATAAAGACATTACATCCAATAATATTGCATTTGTTTCAACATCCGATTCTTGTTTAATAATTTTATATGCTACTGATACTATCTTTGTCGTTCCATTAAACATGGTTCCTATTGTTCCTAATAATCCTTCAGCTTCAAAAAATTTTAATTTAAAAAATATATGTTTTAATTCATTTATTTGTTGTTTTTCTCCATTAACTATTTTAATGGTAAATTTATTTATTTTAACTACTGCTCCTTGAGCTCTACCAAATTCTTGTTTATTTGTTCTTATTATTACTTTTCTAATAATATCCAATAAAAATAAATTCGATTTACAATTATCATTATAAATTCGAACTCCAGTTTTGTTTTTCCCTATCAACTCTTGTTTTGCATTAAACACTTGCATGGTCACATTGTCTACTTAGGCAGTGAAATCAGTATTATCATAAAATAAACAGGCAACATTTAGTATGTGACAGTGTCTCAACGTCTGTTACGATTAATAATTAGCATATCTCTGATTGCCATTTTCTTATTAATCTTCAGGAACGTCAATAACTCGTTTCACAAATGTTCCGATGGTTTATGTTATTTAAACACATACAACTACATCTTAAAGTAGGGCTGCAGGTTGGTTTCCTAAAACTTACCCACACGTTCGATATCTCTGAAGGAGTCCTGATGTCCGGATATCGCAACAACAAATTAACTAACTTAAGGGGAGAACTTTGCATCAAACTAGACACAAACCTCATTTATACCCGTGTAAGCAGTCGTCATTCTCTTATGAATTAACTAACTAATTTACTAAAACTAAACTAAAATCTAAAAATATAACAAAACCTAACTAATATAATAATAAAAATTTTAATTAAATAGAAGCATTATATGATGTACTTAAATTAGAATAATATAAACTTTTACTTTGAGAATATTTAATAGGAGCTCCTACTGAACCAGTAGGAACCACTTCTGGTATCCTATAAGTTTTATTTAAATCTGGATTTCCTGATGATCTTACAGGAATGCTAATGGCTGGTGATAACACATGATATCCTGCTCGCGCTTCATCGTCAAAACCAGAAAAAGATTCAAAATCTATTAAACTTGAAGGAGTTCCTACTCCTGTCACTATTAAATAACCCATGTTATTCATTAAGGTTTGATAAGAATCAAATTCAGGTTCTGCATCATTCGCCCATCCAGTACCTCCCCACCAATTATACATAGTGGTATGAGGTATATGTATATCCATCACTGAACCAGACTCTTGAGCTTTAATATCCGCTATCCACATACTAGGCAATTCCATAAAAGGAGCGCCATTAATACTTTCTTTATTGATATTAATAAAAGCTGAATCAGTTCTAGATATTACACTAGTTATTAAAGGAAATGATTGATCCCTAGTTGAATAAGTTGATACTATTGTGGGAGGATAATATTGCACAAAATGATTTGATGAATCAAAAGATCTTAATTTTACTCTACATCCTCCATTTACTCCTAAAAACATTTTAATCAAATGAGAATTAACATTTTGCAATGAACCGGAAGGATACAAACCAAATAATGCCGCAACGGGAATACATAATGTAAATGTCCCGTCCGCGTCACAAGTTGCTGTATATCTTCCAGTATGTTGCAAACGTCTCATTAAATCTCTTAAATTTAATATTGGATACATTCTTTCCGTAACCTTCAACACTTGAGAAGGTTCAGTATCTCTTTCTAACAAAGGTTTACTATCACTAGGAGTATTCATTACAGGTTGATTTAAACTTTCAGCTTCCATAGGCTCATCTTTTTCTAAAAGAACTCCTAAGTTCGCTGTAGGTCTAAATGAGGAATGACCTGGTCTCATTCCATACCCATAATATCTAAAATTTTTCTTACATCTTAAATACACATTAAATTCTACTGACAACGGAGCGTCATCAGCTACTATTAAAGGTTGTCCTACATATATATAATACATACCATGAAGTAATGCGTTAGCATTAGGATCTATGGTATTATATAAAATTTGATTCCTACTTAAAAAATCTAAAGTTATTGTTTGTTGTTGATTACCTCCTGAAAATTCTAAAATATTTGTTATGCCAGACTTAGCTGTTGGATAATCAGGCACTTGGGTTAAAATTAATCTATTCTGTCCATATATTTTAGAAACTAACAATTTAACGTTTTGCTTGTTAGTCATACTTGATTGTATTATCAATTCCATATCACCTGACCAAGCTTGCGTCAAATAGTAAAGTCTCTCTATATTACTACACAAAGCCATTCCTGCATGATATCCTCCTTGCCAAGGAGAAATAGGTCTCACCCATAACAAAGTTCCTGTTGGATCTGTAGTTTTAACTGAAAAAGTACCTAAATATTGAGGTTTAGATAAAATAAAATCCATATCCATTTCATCCTGCTTAGTATGAAATATAGTATCCTTAGTAATACGAGTAAAATCTGCATAAGGATCCATCTTTTCATAATAAGTAGGTTTATCCACTACATTAGCCCTATTTCTTGTTGACATAAAATCTGACTGTTCTAAACTTGGTCTATTTACGTTATGTAACCCTGTATATTGCCTAGCTGTATTTCTTAAAGCATCAATAAAATCAGATGAAGTTGATTTTAAAAAATCTGAAGTTTTATCAAATGTACTAGTAACTACTTGAC